ACATTGAAACATAAAAATCGTGAAAATAGTGACCAAGAAAATAATTTGTCCCAACCTAAATTATTTATTTGTAATTGTGGTAAAAAATATAAATATAAGCAAGGACTTTCACTACACAAAAAAAAATGTGAAGGAGAGAAAAAAGAAGATATTGTATTGATACCAGATAATAAAGATGATATGAAGGAACTAGTATTAAAATTAATTAATCAAAATAGTGAATTACAAAAAACAATTCATCAAATGATTCCTAAGATGGGTAATAATATTAATAATATTAATAGTAATAATAAAAATAAATTTAATATTAATGTGTTTTTAAATGAAAAATGTAAAGACGCATTATCAATGGATGAATTTATTAATAAAATAGAAGTTTCAATGAAAAACTTATTAACAACAAAAGAAAAAGGTCAAACACAAGGAATAACTAACATAATAATGGAAAATATGAATAAACTTTCTCTATATGAAAGACCATTACATTGCACAGATAAGAAACGAGAAACATTATATATAAAAAATAATGAATGGGAAAAAGATGAAAATAAAGAATATATATACAAAGCATTAAAAAGTGTTGAATCAAAACAATTAAAAAATTTAAATCTTTGGTTAAAAGAACATCCAAATTATATGAATAATCCAAATGAACAAGAAGAATTTGCTAAGTTAATGAGTGAATGTGGAAAATCTGTTGAAGATGGAAAAGAAAAAATAATTAAAAAATTATGCGAAAATGTATATATAGAAAAAATAGAAGATTGAAATGCTTTATAAAATAAGTAAATATATTATATTTTATAAAATTATGGTTTGGCCAGTAACAACTAACGTTTTTTTTATTTTCAATTCTATAATCCATTTTTAAAAATTGGACATAAAAAGTATGTCCATTTTTAATTTTTCGATTTGAGAATTGTAAAAAAAACTAAAAAATGAGTTTACAGCATAATGGTGTATTTTCTATTTTTGAAAAATAAAAAGTGTTACTGAAAAATTTTTAATTATATTCGTAAATAATTTAGGCATTTTTTCGCTATCCAATATATAGATAGTATGGATAGTAAAATGGATAGTGAAAATAATGTATATAAATATGTATGTGATAAATGTAACTTTAAAACGTGGAATAAATATAATTATTCTAAACATATTTTATCTTTAAAACATAAAAAGCAAGAAATGGATAGTGAAAAATGTGAAAAAATGTATTATTGTAATTGTGGAAAAAAATATAAATATGATACGGGATTATACAAACATAAAAAAAAATGTCAAGGAGAGAAAAAAGAAGAAAATACAATAATACAAAGTGATAACAAAGATGATATGAAAGACTTAGTATTTAAACTTATTAATGAAAATCAAGAATTAAGAAAAACAATTACTGAAATGATACCCAAGATGGGAAATAATAATAATAACTTAAAACAAAAATTTAACATTAATGTATTTTTAAATGAAAAATGTAAAGATGCATTATCAATGGATGAATTTATTGATAAAATAGAAATATCTATGAAAAACTTATTAACAACAAAAGAAAAAGGTCAAACTCAAGGAATAAGTAATATAATAATGGAAAATATGAATAAATTATCATTATATGAACGACCATTACATTGTACAGATAAGAAACGTGAAACATTATATGTGAAAAATAATGAATGGGAAAAAGATGAAAATAAAGAATATATAAATAAAGCATTAAAGAATGTAGAAAAAAAACAATTAAAAAATATACAAATATGGTTAGATGCTCATCCAAATTATATGAATTGTAGTAATCAACAAGATGAATTTGCGGAATTATTACGAGAATGTGGAAAATCAATAGATGATAATAGAGAAAAAATAATAAAAAATCTGTGTATTCAAGTATATTTAGATAAAGAAGATTGAAATGCTTTATAAAATAAATAAAAATTATATATTTTATAAATTTATGGTCTCCTCCTAGCTAAATTGTTATTTTTTTCATTTTTCAATCCGCAAAAAATATTTTGAAAATTGGACATTTTTTATGTCCATTTTTTAAAAGTCGATTTGAGAATTGCAAAAAAAAACGAAAAATGAGTTTAGAGCATTATGCTCTATTTTCTAAATTTGAAAAATAAAAAGTGTTACTGAAAAATTTTTAATTATTTTTGAAAAAGATTTAGGCTCTTTTTTATGTAGTATATATATACTACAAATGACTACAAAAAACGAGCAAAAAAGAGCAAAAAACGAATATCATTGTATATGTTGTAACTTTACATCGTATAAAAAAAATAATTTTGAACGTCATATTATGACATCAAAACATCAAAGACTACAAAATACTACAATAAAAGAGCAAAAAGAGCAATCTGATAGTAAGAAGTTTGCTTGTGAATGTGGAAAATCTTATAAACATCATTCCAGTCTTTATAATCATAAACATAAATGTAATTATAAAAGTATTACAGAATCAAATGCTAATAGTAATGAAAAAAATGATATTAATAAAAAAATTGATGATACAATGAATTATAAAAATTTATTTTTTGAATTAATTAATGAAAATAAAGAAATGAGAAGCATGTTAATGAATCAACAAAAACAAATAACGGAAATTATTCCAAAAATAGGAAATAATAATGTAATTAATAATACAACTAATAATAAAAATAAATTTAATATTAATGTATTTTTAAATGAAAAATGTAAAGATGCGATTTCATTGGATGAATTTATTAATAAAATAGAAATATCTATGAGCGACCTAATTACAACAAAAGATAAAGGTATGATAACAGGAATAAGTAATATAATAATAGAAAATATGAGTAAACTATCATTATATGAAAGACCTTTACATTGCACAGATAAAAAACGCGAAACAATATATATTAAAAATGAAGAATGGGAAAAAGATGAAAATAAAGAACAAATTAATAAAGCATTAAAACAAATAGAATCAAAACAATTAAAAAATGTTCAAGTATGGTTAGATGAACATCCAAATTATATGAATTGTTCAAAACAACAAGAAGAGTTTGCTGAGCTATTACGCGAATGTGGTAAATCAATCGAAGATAGCAAAGAAAAAATAATTAAGAATATTTGTAATGAAGTATATGTTGATAAAGATTAATTTTATAATTTTTCAATTGGAATATTGTGTTCTTCACTAATTTTTTGACAATATTCATCATTATTATAATCATTGATATAATATATTTTTTTAATCCCAGAGGCAACTAATAACTTCATACAATTAAGACATGGATAGTGAGTTATGTATGCAAAAGCTTCATTACAAGAAGCTCCTCTTTTAGCACAATCACATAAAGCATTTTGTTCTGCGTGAACACTTGCGACTTCATGGTGATTTCTAATAACTTGTTCATGTGATGCTCCTGGTAGATATCCATTATAACCTTGAGAAATAATTCTATTATCTTTTACTAGAATACAACCAACATGTAATTTTTTACAAGGTGAACGTTTAGCAGTAATTTCAACTAATTGTTTATAATATTCATTCCAAGATGGTCTATTTTCCATTATTAATTATTCGTAATAATTATTTTAAGTTATTATTATAATTATTATAATATAAATGGTTAAAAAAACAAAAATAAATTTGAATATAATAAATACACATATAAATGCTCTAATTGATAATTTAGATAATAAAAGAATTTATAAAAATATAGATTTAGTTCTAGATGGTGGTTTATTTAATGGAGGTTATCAAATAGGTTGTGTTTTATATTTAAAAACATTAGAAAAGAAAAAAATTATAAATATAGAAAGAATATCAGGTTGTAGTATAGGCTCGCTGGTTGGTTTTTGTTATTTAACTAATAATATGCAAGAATGTATTAATAATTATGAACATTTATTAAAATGTTACAGAGAAAATAACAATTTTAGATTATTCAAAGAATTATTATATGATATAGTAGTTAAAAAAGATTATTCATTAGATATGATAAATAATAAATTATATATAACATATCATGAAGTAAAAAATACTAAAAAAGTAACAAAAAATATTTATAATAGTAAAGAGGATTTATATGAAAGTATAGTTAAATCATGCTTTATACCATACATGTTAAATGATGAATATTATTATAAAGAAAATTATTTAGATGGGGTTACACCTTATATTTTTGAAAAGAGTGATAAAAAAATTATATTTATAAGATTATTATCATTGGACAAATTATTTGAATGTTTTATAATTAAAAATGAAAATAATATAATAACTAGATTGTTAAGTGGTATTGTAGATATTGATAATTTATTTCATAATAAAAAAACGCAATTTTGTTCATATGTAGATAACTGGAAAATGAATGATTATATAATGATAAGATTAAGAAATATAATTTTTATAGTAGTAGTTTTTGGTATCGAGTATATTATAAAATTTTATAATAATATACCAGAAAAAATAAGAAATTCATATATTATACAGAACATTCATATAATAATTAATTATATTTATAAAGAATTTTTAAAAACTCATATTTTATAAACGTAATTTATATCCAAAATATTTACCTCTTTTATTTTTAGTTTTTTGTAGTTTTTTACCTTTTTTTTGCGTTCTGCGTTTATTAATTTTTTTAGTTTTTTTATTTTTACTTTCTTTTTTATCTTTTTCAGAAGGAATGTAACGTAAAAAGTATCGATCATATTCTTCTGTACCTCTTTTATTTTTTAATTCTTGAAATCTTTCAGTTTTTTCAGCTCTTATAGATTCCATTGTTTCTTGTTTACCATAGCAATTAATACTAAAACGTTTTAATAACCCTTTTTGTTCCAACCGATTTCTTGCTTGAACATTAAACAAATATTGCGCCATACAAAGTAATCTATTTTTATCATAATATGGACGTTTGCTGTAATAAAAAGCTAAATAAAAACTTAAAATTGTATCAATAGTTGCAACTTTAATATTTCTACCTTTAATTTTAATATTATTGTAACTATGACAAGCCAATGGTTTATATATAAATGCGACAGTATCATTGTCTACAATAATTTCATAATGAGGTGCTATTATTTCACCAAAACCTGATTTTTTAAGAATAGTTACATTATTAATTCCATTACCTTTTAATCGTTCTTTTGTAATTTGAGCGGAACGTGCTGGATCTTCAGATAATATATCAAAATCAGGATATTTTTTAAGGAAATTTTCTTCTTTTTTACCCATGTATTTTGAATATAAAGATATCGCATAACTTCCAAAGAAAACAAGACCTTGATCTATAAAACTATTTCTGATAATATAATATAATTTATCACTATCTTCTTTAGTATCATTCTCAAATTTTCTGGCAAAATCTTTTGGATCACAGCTGTATCCTTTAAGTGGATAATGTTTATTTAATAATATTGATCTTTTAAGAACTTTTTCCCATCTTGAAACATCACCTTCGGGTCTTGAAAGTTCAAGATACATACTCATTCTTAAAAAATTAGGTGGAGCATACATAATTCCATTAACATGAATTGATTCCATAGAGATGGCCTTGAATAATTTATCTTCAAGAAATGTAATATCAGCAACTGGAATAAAGTTAACATATACTTTATATGTTCCAGTATGAACACCTGCTTTTGCTTCAACTTCACTGTAACCTTTAGAATAATAAATATCAGCTAATTCTTTGGCATGTTGTAAAGCATTTGGAGAGAAAAAATCATAATCAGGTATTTCAATATTTTTATTATAAAATTGATCTTGTTGTGGAAGAATGTTATTGATAGCTGTTCCACCATAACATACTAATTTTTTAGATTTAATAAAATCTTCGACAATTTTAATAATTGTTATAATTTCAGGAGAATTAGCAATACGTTTTCCAGCTCTTTCCTCAGCTTTATCAACGGATTGTCTTAATATTTCTAATTCTTTTTCATTAAATTCTTCTTTAGTATATTTTTTCATTAATATATAGAGAGAAAATATACAAATTATATAGTGAATGAATAGAAATCACTTTTAATTGGGCGAGGTTTATATGAGTATTTTTCGGGAGGAGGAGGTGGTTTATCAACAGTAACATGAACAAATCTAAGATTTTCAGGTTTTAATACAAAAGCACTATTATTTTCACTGAAAAATAAATCGGCAAATTCTAAATTAGCATCATAATTTTGATAAGTCATAGCAATAAATTGACAACCAAATTTTTGACACATAGAAAAATTAGGGTTTACTGGATCTCCAGATTTGTCTGGTAAAACAATAGTCATATTTCTTTTATTAAAATCAGCAAAATTATAATCTTGATTATATAATACATCTCTAAATCTAATTTGTCTCATAAAAACGCTACCACTAGCAAGATTTACAAGTTCATCAAGTTCGGTTTTTTGAAAAAGAGGATTATCTCTATTAACAATAATGATAACCTTGTTATAGAATTGTTTAATTGGAAGTTTTCCTAAATTTTGACCATTATTTTCGTAACTATAATTAATTCCTAATAATTTTGATTGTAAAGCACTTTTTAATGAGTTATACATTTCAGTATATATTTTTGTATTGTTTGAATTAATTCTAAAATGTAAAATTAATGGATCATCGGGGTTAGGACAATTACCATCAAAGGCGTTTTGATTGATAATATCTAAAGCATCAGAGAAAGAAACATAATTAAATGTTTCTTTTAAATGAAAATCATTTTGAGATGATGTAGCGATAACAGGTTTATCATTTATAGAATAAATTTCAAAGTCTAGACATCTAACACCTTGTTTAATACATGCTTCTAAAGCACAAGTATTTACAAAATCATTTTTAAAATTTCCTGGACTACAAGCATTAAAAGCAGTTTTAATATAATAGTCTCTTAAATCATAATCTTGATTGTTAGAAAATTTTAAAGATTTTATAGGCGGAAAATTTTTATATAATAATTCCATTTTAGTACAATTTGCTCCAGCAGAACCTTTCAATCTTAAAATACTGTAAATATAATATATGATACCAAAAAGTATAGTTATAAATATTAATATTGAAACTATAATAATAATTTGCTTATTATTTATTTTATTTAAAGTTTTTTTTGTAGTATCAATAACATTATTTTTTATATTATTGGCAGTATCCATATATAATTATAGTGATAAAATAGTTAAATATATAATTAATAATAATAATAATTATATATAAATGGGAGGAGGTTTATTAAATTTGGTTGCTTATGGTAATTTAAATGTTATTGTAAATGGGAATCCTTCAAAAACTTTTTTTAAAACAACATATGCAAAATATAGTAATTTTGGTTTACAAAAATTTAGAATTGATTATTCCGGTCTTAGAACTCTTCGTTTAAATGAAGATTCTGTTTTTACATTTAGAATTCCAAGATATGCTGATTTATTAATGGATACTTATTTATCGGTTACATTACCAAATATATGGAGCCCCATACTAAATGAAAATGATGAAACTAATCAAATACCATATGAATTTAAATGGATTGATAATATAGGAGCTCAATTGATAAGAAGAATAAAAGTAACAGTTGGTGGCCAATTAATCCAAGAATTTACAGGTCAATATTTGTTAAATATGGTTGCACGTGATTTTTCAAGTGAGAAAAAAGAAATTTTTAATAAATTAATTGGAAATGGTAGCAAAGAGATAGGTTCAGAATTAACAAATCCAGCATTTTATGGCGGAAATACATTATATGGTGAAGGAAATAATGGTATATATCCAAGTGCTATACATATTCCTGAAACTCAAGGAGGACCGCAACCGTCTATAAGTAGTCAAACTATATATATACCTATAAATATATGGTCA